TTGGTGATCTGTCAGATAACATTCCAGGATTACCGCGATATGGTCCGAAGAAGGCTGCTAAGCTAATCAAGGAGTTGGAGACTAATCCTAATGTAATAACCGCAGATGAACGCCTAATTCTGGAAAAGAATCAACGAATCATGGATTTGTCTTATGGCTATATGCAATATCCGGAAGAGAAAGAGTTGTATAAAAAATATCTTACTGAATGTCAGACGGTAAAAGGAAATATGGAAGAATTCTTTGCTCTCTGTAAGACTTGCGGATTTCATCAAATTCTAAATAATAAAGACCGGTGGAGCAAGGCATTCTTTAATGCAGATTATACTAATCTTGCTGTAGAAAATGTTTTATTGAAGCTTTTTGGTAAGTAAGAGACTAAATATTAGTGTGAGTGTTACTACTATTCCCTTCGTTGAACCGAAAGTTATCCATAGCCCTTTCTCTGGTTATCCCATAAGACCACGCATTCAAGAAAGAGTGCAGAATGGCTATCTGGTAAAGGAAGCTATCTATATCGAACCTTCTACCGGTGAATTTTTTCGAAAGGGAGTTATTTCTATGACTCCAATTGAAGACCCAAAAAAAAAAGTTGTAACTGAAGGTAATTTCCATGATAATTCTAACATGGATAAAAGTAGTGATTTGTTGCAGAAAATAAAAAGTTTTGATGACGATCTCCTAGTTGCATATAGTGAAACTCTCGGCGACGGTGGTGGTGTAGGAAATGGACGCGGGGAACCTGGTATTAATTGGGCAATTGATAATTTAGGTCCTATTTTAGCTAATTGGCTATTAGAGTTTAGATGCACACCTGAAGAATTAAAACAAGCCCTATTACGTGAAAATGAAGAATGTTGTAAAGATGATGTGGAAGATTATCCAGAAGATGGACAAGAACAAAAAGACATCTATATCCGAATAATCACTTCAGCAATAGATAGAGTCGCAAAGTTAAACCGCCGTGATTTACAGCGTTTAGCAGCTAAAGATTTCTAATTGCTTCTGCTTTTATTGTAATTATACTCATTATGTGAATCCGCTTCTTCCTCGGGAATATGTTGTACAAAAGTTTTATCAGTATGTAAAGAAGCCTACTTATAACCGAGCTTCTGATAATTACCAAGGATCTTGTTGTCTCTGCAGTGATTCAGTAGGAAAAAAGCGGCGTTGTTATTATCTTCCTAAAAAAGATCTAATCTACTGCTTTAACTGCAGTTATTCTCACCGACCTATTAAGTGGATACAGGAGGTTACCAAAGATACCCGAGAAGAGATTTTAAAAGAAGCAGAATCCTTTGATATTCTGCCTACAGATTTCTTTACCGAAAGTAAAACACCGAAAAAAGAGAAAGTACCCTCTCTCCCTCACGACTCTATTAATCTCTTTGATCCTTTTCAAGTTAAGTACTATAAAGACAATGCGGTAGTACGAGACGCACTCCGGTTGATTAAACATCGTAGAATAGATACAGCAGTTAACCGACCGCAGACTTTATGGGTGAGTTTAACCGATATTATTCATAAAGAGCGACTTATTATTCCGTTTTATGATATTACTGATGATATCATCTTTTATCAATCCCGTACAATCTATGAAAAGGAAGATACTGCAAAATACTTGAGTAAATCTGGAGGAGATCGATCTCTCTACAATATAAATCACATATGTTCCGATATTGAGTACATTTTTGTGTGTGAAGGACCTATCGATGCCTTTTTTATTCAGAATGGTACCTGTACTTGCGGGATTTCTGAAGGAGACGGAGCAATGTTTACTGCTTTACAGCAAAGACAGCGGAATATGTTTAAATTTCACAAGGTAGTTTGGGTATTCGATAGTCAATATTGCGATAAAACCAGTAATCAGAAGACTAAAAAGCTGTTAGATGCCGGGGAATCAGTATTTATCTGGCCTGAAGAGTTAGGACAAAAGTATAAGGATATAAACGAATACTGTATTGATAATGCTCTGAATGAATTTGATCTGCAGATGATTCTAGCTAATACATTTTCTGGAAAAGATGCAAAAATTCGAGTACCGAAACTCTGTTCCGTTTAGTTGTCGTTGTAAGAGATTAGATAACCCTTAAAAGCTTCACTTAAAGAGCTTAAATCTGCTGCTAATCGGGTAATTTTCTTCTTTTCTGATCGCGCTACTAATTCAAACGTCGTATCGCAAGGAGCGGAATGAAGTTGAGACTGTAAAGAGGATTCATCAGTACCATTTAGGAAATTAATGAAATCATCTAGTTTCAGTACCCACTCCTTTAACTTTACAATCTGATCATTCTTTACATGATCAACTTGTTGCTGTCTTTCTGCTACTTTAGCATCAAAATCTTCTGGCTTTGCAGTATCTAGAGTACTAGCCATTGCTGCTTTATCATCTTCTGGAGTAGCATCTACGGGTTCAGGAGTAGGAAGTACTTCAGGTGCTTCCAAAAGGTGTTCAAACGTCTTGGCAAAGAGGGGCATGTAAGTATTTATACAAAACAGTTCTAGAATTTTACTAAATACTTTGATGAAACCTCTCCTATTTGAAGATCTGATGATGCAGGCTAATAAGTGGACGTCTGGAGTACAGAAAGGTGAGCAAGCAGTACAACGGGTATCTATTGAAGATCTTCTTAAGGGTCCGGTAGCAGATCAGAATCCAAATAACGCACAAGCTCCTAAAATTCTACCTTATCCGATATCAGCTGCCGTAAATTATTTAGGAGATTTACAAACTCAGGCTATAAACGCTCGCCGTATGTTTATTTCTGCTTTAAATTACCCTCTTATCAGTGAAACCCCAGAAAACCGAGATGCAGTAGTTAAAATAGCAAATCGCTTATATCACATTAAAAAAGAAGTGGAAATCATCGGAAGATCTCTGGAAAACTTGTTGAATTCAAAGAAAACGTAAGTAATATATTGATATGAAGTTACTCTTCTTTCAATTAGCTATCTTTTTAACTATATCTGTTATAGGTGGACTTATACTTCATCCCTTTATTGCAGGATTTACTATTGCAGCCGGTACACAATGGATAGGATTTATTCTTTATCAAAAGATTATTGATATTTATATTACAATCAAAGCCCGAGAATTTGAAGTTCGTTTAGCAGAAGAATATAGCAAACAGAGTCTAGAGGTAGAATGTCCTTGTTCTCGGAAATTAAAAGCACAAGTACCTATTTTACTAAATGCGGAAAACCGGTATAAGTGTCCGGGGTGTGATAAGGATATAAAGGTAATAATTTCTGCTGAAACGGTACTAGTTACAACTCCTTTAGTTAATACGGATACTACCGATCTTGCTAATTATAAGCTTTAATATGGAAATACCCGAAAGTGTGAGTAAATTGCTAGAAGAATCGAATGCAGATTCTTTAATCGGACAGAAAAAAACAGAACCCCTGCAGTTAGAACAGATTATTCATGAAATTAAACGAATTCTAGATTATAAAGACTCTTTATGTTTTGATCAAGGATTATCTTTCTATAAAAAAGATATTAGTTCAGAAAAGCTCTTAATTAAGAATGTTATTGCTTTGTTAGGAGATCATTTTACTCGTAATATTCGGCAAAGTAGTATTCCTGATTTAAAGAAGGATGAAGCTATCAATGTGATAATTCAAACCCTTCGAGGTATGGAGGCAGTATTTGAATCTCAATATAATTTGTTAAATATTTTGAATAATGAAAAGAATTTGCTTGATGCTCGTTCATTAATAATGATAATGTTTGGATATGTTATCGGAAACCTCAGAAAATTATATATTAGTTGAAAGTAAGAAACAAACCCATAAGCTCACTCGTAAAGAATATTGTCGTTGGCTCTGTCTTATAGAAGCTATTCATCTTATCGGACAGAAAGCAAGTCAGATTGGTGTTAAACTCTACGAATATGACTGGATTAAGCCTTTATCATTACAGAAATTTATTGATGAAAGACAGGGCATGATGTTCGAACTCATTGATCAGCATGAAGGTACTAAGGAAAAGGAGGAAACATGCGATACATCGTGGGAACCAGCTTTAGCTTAAGTAAAAAACCTATTCAACGGCCGACTGAATTAGAACAGAAGTTTGAACCCGGAGAAACTTACTGGATTTATAATATTCTACCGGAAGAAGATAAAATTCATTATGTCTTTGTTAGAAAACATCGAAAACGTATTGACTATATTGTAGATTCCAGTAAAGAAATAGATACCATGATTGATCGGTTTAAACAGAAACAAGTAAGACCTAAGTAACTGTATAGCAGTTTTCTTGAGTGGAAGAGAGTCGATTGATGGCGGTTATAAACTACTACCATAATTGCCATATTCCGAGTCGTAATTTGTGACCGAATAATTAAAGATGCTTTTAGCTTCCTGATCGGAAGGTCCGAGTACACCAATAGGATTATAAGGGCGAGGAGATGCGCTAGCACCTGGAAATAAGGTATCACCATACACTTGTTGGTTTGCAGCTTCTCCTGATAAGCCGGGTTCGTAAGACCACTCAAAGCGTTTAGCTTTTATCATCCATACAGTATGACTTGCGAGTTGATTAATTAAGGAAGCATCTTCATCCTCTCTTTGAGTAATTTCAAAGAATTTACCATCACGGCCTCCAGGACGATCATTGCCATATTCTGTAAGCTGAAATACATCACCAGATTTCGGTTCTGCTCCGAATCCAAATACATTATAAAACGCACTAATGGCTATATATCCGGTAAGTTCGTCATCTCCTGCATATCCATATTTGGTTAAGAGAAGAGCTGATTCATTTAGATTAATAGCAATAATAAGAGGTACAGGAGGAGAAAAGGTCTGAGTAGGTTGTTCTCCGTAAGTAAGATCACCGGATAATAGAGAAAAATTGTTGACGTAGTAATTGCAACTTTGACCGTAAAGAGCAATTTGTTCCGCCCAGTAATTAGCAATCAACTCCCGCTCGCATTCGTTATTTGCTTTATCAGTAAAGCGAAAACAGGTATTTCCTACAGAAGGATCACCAGGAAGAGGATATATTCCAATTTGTGGATTGCCGGTATAGTAAGCTTGAGACATTTAAGCAGCTCCTTTTCGAAGATACGTTACTCCTCTTCCAGGTTCTTGAATCAGCAGAATACCAGTATTGCCAAGTTTCTTTGGATGCTTCGGATCTGCTTTTACGTTGAAAGTTTTTTCAATCTCTTCCAATTCTGCACCAGTAATTACCTGAGTACCGGATTTTGCTTGTTTCAATTGAGTAAGTTTAGTACTTTCTTTCTTTGTACGACAATATTCTGGTACTAGACGCCCGGGATGCTGAGGATGTGAGTTCGGATCAGTAATAGTATCCTTTAGATGCCGATGTTCTACTGCAGTTCCCGGTTTTTGCCAGTATCGTTTAAAGCTTTCCACAGAGATATTTAGTCTTTATATCTGAACAAAAAGAAAGCCTCAATTTCTTGAGGCTGTTTCTTCTTTAAAGTATGAAATTTACTTTAGACCAGCGAGATATTCTCCAACTTTGGAAGTTTTAGAATCTACCTTGTTATTCTTACTCTGGAGCTTGGACTTTCCATCAGGAAGATTTTTAGGACTTGCTTGAGCTTCATCTTTAATGGAACCATCTCCTTCACCCTTAGAAACGAGTTTAGAAGTTTCGTCTCCTACCTTGTTATTCTTATTCTGAAGAGATTTGCCAGCGGAATCCTTAAGTTCCTTAATATCTACTCCTTCTTTGGCAACTTCCTTTTCTTTCTTTTTCTTTTCTTCGTTATCCTCTCCACCACCGAAATCATCTGAGGATTCATCTTCACCTTCGAGTTTAGGCTCTTCTTCAGGAGAACCTTCAGTAGGAGCTTCCTCACCACCCTCAAGATCAACACCAAGCTTTTCAGCTAGTTCCTTAACCTTGTCATAAAGATCCTTTACCAGGGTCTTTTCATCGCTACCTTCTTCACCACCGAGGTCTCCCTCGCCTTCGGAAGAATCACCGAGACCAAGAGCATCAGCATCGGCTTCATCGCCGAAGGATCCTCCATCCTGGAAGTTGTCATTCTGCATAACATCTTCGTAAAGTTTGTCAAAAATGGATTTAGTAGTAGGCTTGCTCATAGAAGTATTTATGTTCTTGATTTCCTTTTTCTCGGCTTTTTCTTTTAAATTAATAGTATCCGATGAAAAATTCTTGGAATTCGGAAAGTCTTTTTTTGACTTCTGAGGATCAATAATATCTTTCCGGAATCCATCAGCTTTTGCTGGTCCGGAATTTTTATTAATAAATGGTTCTTTTTCAGCTTCTCCGGCATCTGCCTTCTTTTTAGTTGCAAGCTTGAAAGTGTTTTTTCCAGGAAAGGTTTTCTTGCTTTCTAGGAACATCTGTTTTTCATAGAAGTCTCCGAGTTTAACTAAAGTTCTTGCTTGTGATTCCATAATATATAAGTACTTATGCTTTATGGCAGTAAAAAACGATAAACAATATTATATGGGTAATCCAAAATTGCCTCGACCGGATGCTGTGTTTGATTATTCTTCAAATCTGGAGTGGGTTGCCGATTTAGAAAAATGTCGCAAGAATATTCTGTATTTTGCAGAAAACTTTTTCTATATCATTAATTTGGATGAAGGCCGAAAAAAGATTAAGTTATATCCTTACCAGAAAAGAATTCTACGGGCTCTCCGCGACAATCGGTTTGTTATTCTGAGTGCGAGCCGTCAGATTGGAAAAGCTTTAGCCTTAGATACAAAAATTCCTACTCCATCCGGATTTAAAACAATGGGCGATCTAAAAGATGGTGATCAAGTCTATGGTATAGATGGAAAGGCATATAATGTTGTAAAAGCTTGGGATATTTTAGAAAATAGAAAGTGTTACGAAATTGAATTTGATAATGGAGAAAAAATAGTAGCAGATGAAGAGCATAACTGGTTTACACAAACTAGAATGGAAAGATTAAAAAAATCAAAGGGATCAGTTAAAACTACTAAATTGATCTTAGATACTCTTTTAACAAAAGCTAAGCGACAGGAACCAAATCATAGAATACCTTATGCCAAGACAAAAAGAATTAAGAAAATCAGAAACGTATCTGAATCTAGAAATCAATGGCATTACATAAAGAAAATTACTGCAGTTGAATCTGTACCGGTTCGCTGTATTACTGTAGATAGTCCGGATAGCCTATTCCTTGTAGGAGAAGAATATATTCCTACACACAACACCTCAATCATGACCATCTATGCACTTTGGTTGTGCTGTTTTTTTGATGATCAGAATATTTTAATTGTGGCTAATAAAGAAAGTACTGCTCTAACTATCTTTAAACGTATAAGACTAGCCTATGAACAGCTTCC